GAAACGGAAAGAACATACCTTGCAAGTCAGCTGCTTGGGCGAGGTGCTACGGAGCTTGGCGCACTTCTCAATACTTCCGCTGAAGATACGGAGGCAATGAAAGAGAGAGTTGCAGAGCTTGGCGGAGTGCTTTCGGAAGATGCGGTCAAAGCTGGTGCAGCCTTCAAGGATAGCCTTCAAGATATGTCCACGGCCTTTACAGGTTTAAAAAATAATATGCTTGTTGAATTCCTTCCTTCCGTAACAACTATCATGGACGGACTCACAGAGATTTTCGCTGGGAACAGTTCTGATGGACTTGGAATAGTCAAGGAAGGTGTTGAAAGCTTTATAACCAACCTTACGGATTTGATTCCAAGGATAAATGAGGTTGGTGGAAGTATTGTGTCTTCGCTGATTGAAGCGCTCACGGAAAACAGTAGCGCTATTCTCTCAAGTGGTGCTGAGGTTATAGTGCAGATAGCAACCAGTATCACTCAAAATTTGCCAGTTTTAGCGCAAAGTGCCAGTGATATCTTTTTCCAGCTCGTTGATTCGTTTTTGGAATTGCTCCCAACTCTGGCCGACACTGGCTTGACAATATTGGAAAATCTCATGAACGGAATTGGCGAAAATTTAGATACCTTGATTCCAACTGTGGTATCGGTGGTATTGGAAATCACGAACACCCTCATTGAACATATTCCGGACTTGATTGATGCTGGATTGACAATTTTCTTGGGGCTGGTGGAAGGCATTACTCAAGCAATTCCGGTCATCGTGGAATATCTGCCTACCTTGGTGGAAAGCATCATTGAAGCGCTTACGGAAGCCGTTCCATTGATATGCGATGCTGGTATCACACTTATGACAGCAATAGTGGAAGATCTTCCAACAATCATCGAAACAGTAACAGAGGCAATTCCTGAGATAGTTGATTCGATAGTCGATTTTCTCAGTGGGGATGGCTTAACCAGTATGATTGACGCTGGTGTTCAACTGTTTTGTGCAATAGTTACTAATCTTCCGACAATCATAACAACCATCGTTGCAGCGATTCCTAAGATAGTTAATTCACTCGTTCAAGCGCTTGCAGGACGAGAGGGCGATATAGAACAAGCTGGTGAAAACCTGTTGACAGCTCTTGGCGATGGAATAGTTGCAATGGCCATGTCACTGAATGATGCAACTATGAGCGTTATAGGCGAGATTTTGAGTGCGGTAACGACTAAAGCAAGTGAATGGACAGCAGCAGGCCAGAACCTCATAACATCCCTCTGGAATGGATTCAAGAGTAAGGTTGGAGAGGTAACCAGTGGAATGACCACATGGGCAACCAATATTATCAGTGCTGTCAAGAGTAAGTTTGGAATTGCTTCACCTTCAAAAGTATTCACAGAAATCGGTGGATATCTTGCCGAAGGACTTGAAGCTGGTTGGAATAACGAAATTAAGGAAGTACAAAAGAGCATTTCCGATGATATGAATTTCACTGGTTCGATTAGTTATACAACAGCTAGTGCGACACCAACACAGACTAATTATGACGGAATGAAACTTGTTGTACATGATTACATAGACCTTGGTGACACAAGGCTTAAGGAGATTGTTTCCGAATATACTATTCAGCAGATCGGAAACGAGACAAGGGCTCTTAGAGTGAGCCAAGGAGGAGTTTATGGCATTTAATGGCGGAATAACCTTCAAAGGTATCAGCTCCAAGAACTTCCCAATTACATTAACCACCCCACCAGCTATCATCCGCCCCGAAGTAATCACAGAGGAGTGGACGATTCCTGGGAAGGATGGAACCTTATACGGAGTTGATGGATATAAACCAAGTGGGCAAGTGGTTGTCAACATGGCACTTGTCACTGATCAGAACATTACTGACGGAGTTGCAAGTTATACCGAGGCATACCGAGAAGTAAGGAACTGGCTCCAAGGTACTGGAAGACTTACCATTGACGATGCGACAGACGCTTACTACGAAGTGCAGATAGTTAATATTACAAGTGATGAGAGAGCGGTCTTAAGATACGGACAGCTACAAGTTACCTTTACTGTGTATCCTTATGAATTCCTAAACAGTGGAGAGACAGGGCAGAGTGCAGGCACAATTGATAATCCTGGAAGTGTTTGCTCTCCGATATACAAGATTGTAGGAAATGGCTCTGGTACACTATCCGTCAATGGCAAAGCAATGACCTATACAGTATCGGGCACTTTATATATCGATGTAAGGCGAATGATAGCTTATGACCTCAACAGAGTGAATAAAAATAATGAGTTGAATGGGAATTATAGGGATTTACGCTTAGTATCAGGCGAAAACAGTGTATCAGCTTCCACAGGAACGCTTACAGTGTATCCATATTGGGGATATGTATTATAGGAGAATGACATGATTTGTATCTATTCACAGAACAATACTGAATATAGCAAGAATGGCGATGCGGTACTCACACCCATATCATGCACACTTGCCGTGACAATCAATAGCTCATGGCAATTATCATTAGAGCATCCTTATGATGCAGAGGAAAGATACAAATATATTAAGGTTGGAGCGGTTATTCGTGCTGATATCAACTGCATTAGAGAGTTAGGAAGTGTCCAGCAGAGATTCCGTATCTATCAAGTTAATAAAGGTGATAACTCTATCTCTGCGATTGCATTTCCAATTGGCATGGAGGCATCCTATGACGCTCCAATTGATAATTTGAATATTGACGGAACAGCCCAGCAAGCTATAACAGCTTTGCAGGCTTATACGCAGAAGTATACTCTCTCAACTGATGTCACTAAGACAGCAAGGGCAAGTTATGCGAACACTAACCTCATAACAGCTCTTGCAAGTAGTGACGCATCATCCTTCCTTAGAACATGGGGCGGTGAGTTACTATATGACAATCTCAACCTTAAGGTAAGAAATCGACTTGGTGACAATGTAGCAGGAGAGCATCGCATCTTGTACGGAAAGAACCTGTCTTCCGTATCTCATGAGCTTGATGACTCAGGGCTTATCACGAGAATATATCCAATATCAATTGACGGAATACGCTTGAACGGAACTGGTTATGTTGACAGTGACAGAGCTAGTCAGTATCCAGTAAGACACGCAAGGTATATGCAAGCTCCATATAATCTTATAGATCAGAACGCTGGATCTAATTCAAGAACAGCGGTTCAGACTAGGACGGCCATTGCAGCGATTACCAATTCCGCATCCACAACATCCCATACGGCTTGTGATAATGCGCTTGATGCTGGTATTCAGCCGGAATACATCAAGAGTATAAGAAGCGATATTATAAGTGCTGTTCAGACCATGGCCTTAAACGGAGTGGTTAGTGCGTCATTATATAACGCTGTTGCTTCCGTCATTGCAAATTCCATGGGGTGGCTGAATGAACTGGAACAGCCAGAATGGTCATGGAGAGGTGATGCAGAGACTGGGTATTGGTACGGAAATGATGATAGTTATGCAAAGAATATGTATGTCAAGATATCTAAGACATGGAGCTACTTCGGTGATGATGGCATCTGGCAGGAACCAAGGGATGATAAAGGCACATGGGATTGGTATCAGGACAGTACTGGAAAGAAGTATGGAAATTTCAATAAATACTTCGCACATAATGAGTATGTGTACATAACCATGGAAGGTACACTCACTTGTTATTGGTTCAATGAAGAGGGCTGGTATGAAAGTGAGTACACAGAAGAGTCAAGCTGGACTTGGCACGGATCAGGAACAGCAGAGGATCCATATTGGTTCGGTGAGGATGGAGCCGGAGACAATGCCAAGAAGTATGCTCATGATTGTTGGTTGTTTATTGACGGAGTGTATTATTTCTTCGACAGTTACGGATATTATGACGGAAGTACAAAGTTTGAGGATTATCGCTGGGATTGGGTAAAGAGCGATGAGAGGTTTTGGTTCGGAAATGCCGAGGATAAGACTTATGGAGCTACTTACTTAACTTCTCAGTGGTGCAAGATAAATGGTGATTGGTATTACTTCGATGCGAATGGTTATGCGGAGAGTGCTAATAATAGCATCGCAAGGACTACGGCTTATTTTACAAGTGGAATGGCAGCGCTGGCAACTGTGGTGAGTACACAGAAGGCGGCATTATATACTTTGCTTTATACCCTCATGACAGAGTGGTGCCAGAGTCAGTATGCGCAAGGAGTTGACCTTCCGAGACTAACCATAAGCATAGACATGGTGGATTTATCTAAGACTACGGAATATGCAGGATATGAGAACCTTGAGAGCGTCAAGCTTGGCGATTCCGTAATGTGCGAGGATTACAAGCATAATATTAGCACCTCTGATCAGCGAGTTATTGGGCTGATATATGATTGTATAAGGAATTATAACAATAATGTGGTACTTGGAAGCCCTGCTTTGGCGGTGAGCCAGATGCTTAGTGGGTCAAGTGCGAATAATGCTGTCGCTGGTGGATTTGATACAAGCGCAATTGAACAACAGCTGAATGCCCAAACAAGTGCTATTGGGGCTTTGCAGAGTGGCAAACAAGACAAAATGTCAGCCGGAGACCATATAAGCATTGTTAATAATAGAATTAGTGCAACAGGTGTTGGATTACAGTATTGGCATGAGACAGCCAACAGGTTCTATCGTGAGGGAACTCACGAGGGCATAAGTGGCGATGAAGGAACTGTTAAGGTTGGGCAGGAAATAGGTAACTATGTGGTTGGTGATGGTTGGACTAGATGCCTTGTATTCCGAATGAAGAATACCACAGCCCCTTATATCATGGGTATAGGTGAACAATCGTGGGATACGATGCAGATAGTTATTGCAACTACTAATCAAACTGACCTTGATTTTGAATGGGGATATTCAAACAACACTTTGGTAGAGCCATATGGAGTTGAGGAATGGTTCGACAAGGATGAATATACAGGTGGTTATGACACAGCCTCTGTTACTTATAATGGCAAGACTTGGTATTGCTTGCAGATACATCCTGCTCGTAAGTATAACTTCGGTTGTTCT